GATGTATCGCATACACTACATAACTTCACTGAGCCCCTCCAGGGATTTAAGTTTTACTACCCCTGTGCCAGCATCTTCACATGCTTTTTGAATTGGACATGTCTTACAGATTTTTGAATTTGATCTGTAGTTTTTTGTGGGTAGTGTTTTATCTGTCCATGCTTTACGAACATCTCTCATCCATTGAAATGTTTCGTCAATCCATTGACGATAATAATCTGTTACTTCTATTGGAAGAACTAGCAACTCATGATTATTCTTGTTTTCATAAATCAATACACCTTTTGATTTTTTAAGAATCTTCATATAAATAAGCAACTGAATTAAGTGACCAGTCTTTGGCTTTAATGCTTTCTTGCGATACTCAAAACCTTCGTTGAGCATAGTCTTAATTTCTCCAACGATCTGCTCACCTTCCCAATTAATCATTGCATCACCATAGCCAAAGATGGGTGGATCGTTATTGATAATTTTAAACTCTGTTGTTGGACCTTCATCTGACTCATAAATTTCTGCAATCCCAGAATCCATCATTGCTTGCTGAATACGTTCATGTGATTTAGTACCAGCAGTCATATTTGCTGCACCATAGGCATCTGCATTGTCCTCAAAAACTGCACCTTCAAATGCAAGATACCAATATCTTGGACACTCTCCATGAGAGTATGCAATTGTTGACGGTGCAAAAGTTTTCTTTGTTTGAAATTTATCTACACGCTTAACTGTATAGCCTGATTGAATCTTTTCAATCAATGCCTGAGTATCTATAATCTCTATCTTCTTCGGTTCTCTAATCATTATTTGCTGTAGTAAATTCTTAGTCATTATCATCCCTTGTTTATATAAGTATAGCAGGTTAGCGCATAATGTATTTTAATGCTGATACCAAATCATTGATTGATTCTGCTGCGGTATAGTAAATATTTTTCTTTGCCCTGTCACTTTTATCAACATTGGCCATCCATGTAGCCTTTAAAGACATCTTGGCTGCAATTGCCTGAAGTCTAACGATTTCAAGACTTGCTACCTGGATTGGGATGTCTGGTTTAATAATTATCTTAGCAATCATTGTAAGAGCAACTGTGAGTTCTTCGTCATTCATATACTCTGCAATTTCTGCCAAACCATTAACTTGCTCTAGTGTTGTTTTTTGTGGACCTTCATTTGTCATTATTGTTCTCCTCTACTAACTGTTCTAACATATCTAATTCTATTATAGCAAGTCGGACCTTTTGTGTACCCTCACCAAGCACAATAATTAAAGCAGGATCCATACTTTTCTTTAATGCATCAGTTGTAGTCTTAGCCCAAACATCTTGATTTAAGGTAAAAGACTTAGAGCATTCTTTAAAATCTATTACAAAATTATTCCAAGATGCATCACCTTTAGTATTATTTCTACCAGAGTTCTTGTGCTGCTTAGCACCAATACGTTTTGACTCAGATCTTTCACTCATTAACAAAGTCTTTCTTTTTCTTCTTTGATGGTATTAATGCAACTTTTGATACATGCTTTGCAGAACACATCCAAGTGGCATCTCCAGTCTCACTCCAAAGTCTTAAAGATAATACCTCTTCGTGGCACTTCTTACATGGAAATTTTCCACTAAATATACTAAAGTTACTGTCAGCCATTTGCTAACTTATCTCTTAGGCTTTGTTGTAAATCTAAGTCTTCTCTTACACGATTAATAAATCCATCTCGTCCTTGAACCTTTGAACCATCATCAAGTTGATACCATGCTCCAGTACGATTAACTAGACCTACTGATTCTGCTGTGTCAACGAGATCACCAATGGCATCAATACCAATATCGTCACCTCTAAAATAAAAATCATACTCACCAGACTGAAACCCTGGAGAAGTTTTAGAGAACTGTAGTTCCCAGCGAATCTTTCTGCCAATCTTTTCTTCAATTAATTTATCTCCTACCTTGATCTTACCTTTGAGTGCTTGATTGTCTGACTCTGATGAAAATAGTTTAATAACACAAGACGAATAAAACTTAGTAGCCTGACCGCCTGACGGCTGCTGACTAGTATACATAGCGTTAATATTATTACGGGACTGAGAAATAAGTACAAGAAGAGTAGGCTTAACTTTATTATTTGCATAGTTAAGCATTTTCCATGCGTTACTAAAGTCACGAGATTCTGCTCCAATCTGTTTTGTATTTTCTAATGCTTTCATATCATCTGTATCTTTTTCAAAATAGATTGCAGGAAGCATTGATGTAATAGAGTCTATTACGATTAAATCAACACCAGCATTTATTAGTCCAACACCTACATCTACCATGTCACTAATAGTTCTTGCTTGTGAGTAAATTAGTTTGGTTGGATCTACCCCAAGTTTTACAGCCCAGTCTTCAGAGTATGACATTTCAGAGTCAATCCATGCACAGACCTTTCCTTCTTTTTGTGCCATAGCAATCATCTGAAGGCACATAGAGGACTTTGCAGAGGACTTTGATCCCCATATAAGGACCTGTCGTCCATAAGGCAGTCCTCCACCTAGTGCACGGTTTAATCCAAAACTAGGTGTAGGTTGATACTCAAAGTTTACTCCAACACCGTTGCCTAATCTTTTTCTCAACTTAGGATCAAGTTGTGCTAATACTTCTTCTACACTAACTGACATGTACATCCTCCAATGTTACTGTTCCGTCTTTTGTTTTGCCAAAACTAAATTTGTAAGCCTTACCTTCTTCAATGTGCATGTATGCTCTAGGGAATGCAGTAGGAAATACTGTTACAGAGTGAAGTTCTCTACTAGTGTCTGCCAATGTTAGAGATGCCATCTTCTTTCCAGCCTTTGTCATTCTTGGTTTAAAAGAAACAACAAACAATTCTTCTTCAGAATAAGGCAACTGCTTATAACTTAAAAATTTTACTAGAGCGTTTGGAGATCCCTTAATCTCATCAACTGGGATAGCAGAAACAATTCTATTATCTGTAGCAAGAATAAGATATGTCTTTCCTGTTTCAATAGTTGTCTGCTCTTCATCAAAGATTCCAACTGATCCAGTCTTATCTAGTAACTCTACTCTTGACCAACCACTGCCACGCTTTATTGCTTTAACCATACCCATTAAAATAAACGAACCCTTTTCTTCAAAAGAATCAACATCTTGAATAAAAGCATAGTAATGTGAAGGTATACTAATGTTAAACTCTGGAAGATTTAAGAACTCATAAAGGTTTTCCTTAATCTCATCATCGTTTCTTGGTTGATCTGGAAAGGTTGCTGCTCCAATAACACGCAAAGCATTGAGTGCACGACTGTTTACTCCATTGCCTTTTGTAAAAGTAAACTCTTCAAGTTCTTTATATGACTTAAATGGTCTGGCAGCAATATACTTTTCTGCAATGTTAGTTGATATAAACTTAATACCAGTCAGACCAAATCTGATTCCCTTGCCCTCAATTTTAAAATCAAAGTCAGAGTCATTAATGTGAGGAAGTTTTACTGGAATGCCCATACGCTTTGCCTCAATTAGATATTCTGTACGACCATCCTTATCTTTTTCATTTTTAAGAAGGGCAAACATAAACTCAAGAGGGTAGTAATACTTTAACCACGCCGTCCAATACGAGAGCGTAGAGTAAGCAACCGCATGAGACTTGTTGAACGAGTAACCTGCGTGTGCTTCAAAGTCATGCCATAGATCAAGAGCCTGATTGGGAGCAATATAGGCAGAAGCACCTTTGACAAATTGCTCTTTGTATACGTCAAACTCTTTAGCATCCTTTTTCTTTCCAATGATCTTTCTAACTTTATCTGCTTCCGACATGGACATTTGTCCAAGGTGTACACATGCTTGCATAACTTGCTCTTGGTAAAGAACACAGCCATAAGTATCCTCCGTAAACTCTTTCATAATCTGGTGCGTATAAGATACATTTTGCTTGCCGTGTTTACGAGCAATATAATCTTTACCAATAGTATTCATAGCGCCAGGACGAACAAGTGCATTTGATGCAGCAAGTTCGTTAAAATTCTTAACACCCATCTTAACTAAAAGATTTGTGTAGGGTGTTGCTTCACACTGAAATACTCCTTTTGTATATCCATCTGAAAGCATTTCATAAACTTTTGCATCTGCAAGATCAAGAGAGTCTAAATCAATATCTTTGTAATGATTTTCTTTAATCATAGCAACTGCATCTTGAATAACACTTAATGTTTTAAGACCAAGTGCATCAATCTTTATAAGGCCGATGCGTTCAGCCTCTTCCATGTCGACACCAACCACAGGTATACGTTCATCAGACCCAGGACTAGATCTCGTTTCCATTGGAGCAAACCTAAAAATCGGATCTTTGCTAGTGACCACACCAGCAGCGTGTATGCCAGTACCACGAATACGACCACGTAATTGTTCACCATAAACCTCCACCTCTGGATACTTTTCTCTAAACCAAGCCGTAGTCCTTGATGAACAATATTCATCCCAGGTGTCTACCAACTTTAAAACTTTATTTACATCTGTTAAAGGAATATCTAGAACTCTTGCTACATCTCGCACAACACCCTTGTCTTTAAATTCAAGGAATGTTGCAATAGATGCAACATGTCTGTATTGTCTAACAAGATAGTCTTTAACTTCATCACGTCTGTTATCTTGAATGTCTGTATCAATATCAGGAAAGTCATTACGTTCTGGATTGATAAATCGGAAGAACAGTAGTCCGTACTTAATTGGATCAATGTCTGTAATACCAAGTGAGTAACAGACCAATGAGCCTGCTGCAGAACCACGACCTGGACCAACCATAATTCCTTCCTTCTTAGCCCAAGCAATCATGCTTTGAACTACAAGGAAGTATGGGGCAAACTTCTTATCTTTAATGATATTAAGTTCTTCATCAAGTCTATCTAAATACTCTTTGTTTTCTGACAAACCTCTTAGTTGTAAGCCTTCTAAAGCAATCTTAGCAAGTTCCTTATCTGGGCTCTTGTACTGAACTGGTAGGAGATTTAGTCCATCTTGTATCTCATAGTCTTCTACTGTATCTGCTAGTAGGAGTGTGTTTGAGTATATGTCAGGTCTATCAATACCCTGCAATTCCATCGCTGCCTTCATCTCTTCATAAGACAAAAGGTGAATGTCAAACTTGTTAAATGTTATCTGACGATCTTCTCCATACAGGTAGTCAAGTCGCTTCATCATGTCTGGCTGCTTCTTTGACTTTTCATATGTTGCTTCTTTATTTACTTTACCATGTGTGTTAAGCAACAACTTAAACTCTTGTACTTCTCTTTGTGATTGATCAACATGGTGACAATCTGGTGTAACAACAACCTTAATACTAAACTCATCTGCAAGTTCTATTAGGTATTTATTTATCTGGGCTTCATTATGTGGCATTACCTCAATGTAGTAATCGCTACCAAAGGTGTCTTTAAACCACTCAATATATTTCTTAGCAAGGGCAAACTCTTCTTCTTCTAAGGCTTTAACAATAACACTACTTGGACAAGCAGAAGTAACAATAATACCTTCACGATACTTTTGTAGAATATCAAAATCAAATCTTGGCTTCTTAAAGAAACCATCTGTCCATGATAGTTCGCTAATCTTATTGAGGTTTTCCAAACCTAGTTTATTCTTGGCTAGAAGGATAATGTGGTTATAGACAAGATCTTGTTGACCTTCTCTTTCAGACTTATCTCGTTTATCAGATATGTCTGCACACATATATCCTTCTAGACCTAGAATCGGCTTAATACCCTTTTCTTTAGCCATGCGATACATCTCACGATGACCAGACAACGTACCGTGGTCTGTGATTGCGATTGCTGGCATACCTAAAGCACTAGCACGGTCAACATACTCTTTTGGAGTTGCTACGCCGTCAAATAGTGAGTAGTGGGTATGTACGTGTAAGCCTACGTAGTTCATATTACCAATCTGCGTTGGTAGATGAAGTTATAGATGGAGTGTCAAACCCCAAATAGAACGCTTCTTGTTCTGCGTATGGAATCTTGCGTAGTGCAGATTCTAGTGGATAAGGCTTAATGTCTCCCCAATCAAATGGTTCCTTATCTGGCGCAGATGGAATAAGTGTGTAATTGGTTTCAGTACCCTGACCATTACGCTTTAACTTCCATAGCACGTTAGAGATGCTTCCTGTTTCAAGAGCATACTCACGAATTGTATTAAATGATGACTGCTTACTAATACCCATATTCCAAATTGCAACATATGGGGCTTCAATGCCGTCGTCTACAAGAACGTTGCAATAGAAGCGAAGACGGGCTCTCCAGCCAGCCTTTGGATCTTTGCGGTGCATTTCTTCTGCCCAGTCACGGCCTTCTGTTTCCATTGTGTCTACAGCCTTACGCTTATAGTCCTTTGGATTTGTGTGTTCCTTAACAACTAGTGCAAGTCCACGCTCTGCATTATAGTTTGCAGAATCTTCATCCAACTCTTCAATGAATCGGATCTTTACTGATTGTCCATCGGCAAGTTTTAGCCACTTAACCTTTGGTGCATTTTCGTCATACTTTGGCTTTTCGAGTAGGGTTTCAATGTTCTTAAGTCCCTTTACAATACTCATTTTTTCTCCTTCGTGTTGTTATATTAGTTTAGCATAGCAGATATAGATTTGTCAAACTGGAACTCTATGTTCTTAATTTCTTCATCTTCCATATCACCTATGTCTTTATATTTTTTGTCAAGTCTGATAGTAGTAACTAAAGATCCAAGTTTTTCAACTAACTTATCTTTCATTATATTACCAGCCTCATCGTTATCTGCAATTAGTACAACGTTTGTGAAGTACTTTTCTAACAATCTAATTTGAGAATTAGATACATTAGCACCCAGAGTAGCAACTGCTGGGAAACCTACTTGGTCTAATCGAATAGCATCAAAAGATGATTCAACTACATATACTGTACCAGATGATTTAATTCTGTGCAGGTTAAATAATATTTTACCCTTTGGTAATCCTGGTGTGTTTTTAAAATCTTTACCCTCAATGGTTCTTGCAACAAAGCCAAGGCACATTCCATCTGGTGAATGCATTGGTATAGTTATTGAATCTTGTTTTTCTGAATAGCCAAGTGAAAACTTTGTAAATGAAGAACTGTTAATCTTTCTATACTTAAGATAATTCTTAGGCTTTTCATCTGCAAGCAATTGGTTGTGTAATCGCTTTAAAATTAATTCATCATATGGAGTAAACTCTGGTGGTGCAACTAATGTTTTGTTAACTAACTTCTCAATATCGTGTTCTGTCTCTTTGCTTTTAATATAGCGAACTGCTTCAAAGTATGTTCGTCCAGACATATGCATTATTAATTCTTCTAGGTTCTTTGTTGTCTGGCAACCAAAACAAAAGAACAGTCCACTATCTTTTGCAACTTCACCAGCAGGCGTTCTATTATTGTTGTGGTATGGACAAAAAATTATAAAGTCGTTGCCAAACTCTGCCTCAATGTCAATTCCAGAACCAACAAGAACACGCTTGATCTGTTCTTGTGTGTATATGTTACTTGTCTTCATAGTCTTTATACCTGTAGTATCCCTTGTCAAAATCTACCTGAACTAAGAAGTCACCCATAAAACCATTACGATTCTTGCGAAATACACATTCAATAATATCACTATTAGTTGCACGACCAAGTGCCATAACCCAGTCAGCATCATAAGCAATCTGTCTAGACCAAGCAGTTTGTCCAAGTGTTGGAGGACTTGATAGATCCTTTACATCATCTGGTGTTGCAGATGAGATAGCAATAATAGGAACTTCTTCACCAATAGACATTAGTTTAAGTTCTCTTGAAAGGTTCTTCATTCGTACCGTTTCAGAATCAGCCTTTTGGTTTGGAGACATAAGTTGTAGGTAATCAACAACCACAAAGTCTGGACGGTACTGATCAATCTTTCCACGAATAACAGAAGGAGTTACTTCTCCACCACTATCATTTGAGATAATGTGAAACTCTGGGCGACCTTCAACTTTGTTGTGGTGCCATTTCTTTAGCATATCAATTTCTACTTCGCCATTAGATAACTTTCTATGTGACCATAGACCTTCACCCATAATTGCAAAAATACGATTACGGACTTCTGTTTCAGACATTTCAAGAGAAATAATTAATGGTGACTTACCTTGCTTCCATGCTTGAACTGCAAAGTATAAAGCCATCCAAGACTTACCAATTCCTGGATAGGCAAGAAATACACCCAACTGTCCTGGCATAATTCCAGATGGAAGATAATTATCAAATCCTGGAAGGTTTGTCTTAATTCCTATTTGACCAGTTTCTTTTTGTTTCTGAACCATTTCATAGTATGCAACTGCAGACTCAAGATCTGTTGCATCAATATCACGAATTGCAGAAGTGTTCTTTTTTAACTCAGATGTTTTTGTGATTAGGTGTTCAAGGGCTTCTCCACCATTACCGCTTTGCACTTCTCCTGCAGCATTGCGTAAAATATCTTTTAGACTATCATTAAGATATTCTGTTTGCAATTCTGCTAGATGATGCTTTGTTGCTCCAATTCCTGGAACTGGTTCAAAGTCTCTAAACTTTTCTGTAACTAAATCTGCTGGTGGTAGACATTGATTATTTTCAGAATATAAACGAATAAAGTTCCATACGTCATTGTGCGTTCTTAGTAATGTCTCAACATTTGCTTGAAGTAGTACGTGAATTTGTTTATCTTGTAATACCGCAGACATTAACTTTGCTTCTGTATTATTCACTTAACCACTCCCTTGCTAATTTTCTACGTTCTTCACGTTCTTTTTTATCTTGCTCTACTTCTGCTTTTCCGTTAATAATCTTTTCTGCATTATAGGCAAAGTAATTCCATGATGGATCTTGTGCAATGCTAAAGTAGTATTCAAGAATATCATAACACTGTGCAATACCATATGACTCTACAAGGGCATCAGCAGCCCACTGCTCAACGTTTAGATTCATGTTAGACTTCTGCTCATACCGTTGCAAGTAAAACTTGTTAAACCTACTGAGCAAAGCCATTCGGTCTTTGCGGTCAGCCATTACTCTGAGATTTCAGATTTTGCTTCTTGAATCTTCTCTGTAAGTTTATCTTCTACAAACTTATAGACACGAGCAAAAGCCTCGTCTACATTTTCGCCTTCACGCTTTGAATCTACAATACCTAAATCAAGGCGTAGAGATTGAAAATTTCCTAGATTAAGTGTATATCCAAGTGTTACAGATACCTTTGTATTATCGTTTTCCATTATCCACCCATTCAATAATTAAATAGATTCACTCCACACTGGAATAAATCGCCCATCTTCTGTCTTCGTATATGTAAGTATACCGTCTCCCATTCGCCTTGTCAACTCTTGGCTTGTAGGAGTCATGTTGTTTGTTATTAATTTGTCTTTTCTTGGTTGTCCAATATGTATAGTTGCAAGTATAGCACAAATCTCTTTAACCTGATCTTCTGAGTAATATGCTCTTATTTGAAAACCTGTTTTACCATCAATGCTTGATCCAACTGGTGGAGGAATGACTCCTCGTTTTATTAATCTTGGCATATACTTTCTATGACGATTAACTAACTTAGCAGTCTCAGCAATTGTGTATGCTCTTTTTCTATTTCTTCTAAAGTCAGAACGCAGACAAGTTTCTAATCTATCTTTGTTAATATTATAAACAGTTACCATTCCTGTTGATCTAGAACTATGATGAAGTCTTACCAAATCTCCATTAAGGAACCATATCTTTTTACCGCCAGAAATTACAGGTTCGCTATTATATGCTTCGCTCTGAATTTTTCCTTTTGCAGTAACCATTTTCCCTCCACAGATTCGCTAGGTGGATGATAGAATTTTCTATTTCCACACTTTACACAATATGTTTCTAGATGATCTACGTTTGAATGTATTCTATCAACAAACATTTTTCCTTCACATCTTTTACAGGTCATGTTAATTTGGTACACCAATGGCAATAACGTTAACACCAACCGACGCTGTTCCAGAAGTTCCAAACTTTACAATAAACTGAACCTCTGAAGTTGTTATAGATGTTATTACAACGCTTGTGTTTGATCCAGCAGTGGTACCACTTAGATTTACAATTGATGCAGTAGCAATTGGAGGGAACTTAAAGTTAGAAAATGTTACAGAGTATGTCTTTTCTTGGCCAGCGGTTACTGTTTCATTGTTTGCAATTGACTTATATTTTCCAACAAACTTTGTATCTGAAGTCTTTAAACTTTTCTTCTCTGCTCCAACTACGTCAACATCTGTATAGTTATATGTTGCATCAGAAATAGAAGTAGACAGATCATTTACTGCCTCTGCTAACTGATAAATATATGTAACGTCAAGAGGTTGTCCTCTTTCTGGTAGTGGTACTTTTGCCATTTTATTCCTCCTATTATATTATATCAAAGACACTGTGCCAGAGTCAAAGATATTTAGTGCTTCCTTAATTTCTTTTTTTGATGAAATGATTTGAACTTTTACTCTCACAGATGTAGTACCAGTTTTTAAAAATGAGTATGAATGTACTTTTGATTTTCCATGATAAAAAAAGTCTCCTGAATCAAACTTAACAAAGACATCGTATTCTGGAAAATCGTTTTGGTCTCCCCATACGACTGTAATCACGTTTCCTGCCCTAGATACTGCCCCGCTTGTTACAACAAGATCAACTCCATCAGAGTTATATATTGGAGACCAGTGTGAAGTTCTGTTTCTATCTTCAGATATAATCCTATATCTAATGTTATACTTTTCTGTATCATGGTCAATTGGAGGCAAGGATGATTTTAAAATCCTTGTTTTTTTAATGTTTGAATCAACCATTAGGTTACACCAATAGAAAATCTAAATTCAATGTAGTTACTTGTATTTGGTGATTTAATAATAGTTGTAGAAGTATCATTTTTAATAACTGAATAACCTGTTAGTCCATATAAAGGATTTGTTGTTGCAATGTTCTCAAGTCTTAAAGCATCTAGTGCAATATAATAATCAGGGGAAGGGAATGGTCCACCAGTTCCAGTAGAATCAAGAACACACGCATATATCTTAACAACAGTAACTGCTTCCCAAGTAAAGTTTTGAGTTGTATAAAGTTCTTGTAGTTGTTTCTTTACTACAAAATATCTATTTGTTGAAAAATCATATCCATCAAAACCATTTTCAATATCAACCTCAAACCTTGCATAAACATCTGGCTCTGCAACATCTGTGCCAGCAAAATCAATTAATATTCTAACCGTCTCTGGAACTGCTCCAGAGTCTCCGTCTTTACTAACTAAAGAAAATGCAAACCTTAATTCATCTGTTGGAGAGTTTTTAGAAAAATCAACATTTGGTGCAGTTAAGTGTATGTGGTTTGATCCTGGCTCAATAACAATATGGTCAACTCCTCCTGAGCCTCCACCGTCTAAACTTAAATCTGAATCATCTCCTTGAATTAATATTGTGTTATTTAAAAACCTTGCACGTTCATATCTTTCAAGACGACCTGATTTGTAAAAAATAGAGTTATCTGCATTTGTCTGAAACACCCCATCTGTTGCAATTACATTATCATCTTCTGGATCATCTAAAGGTACAGATATTGTTGGTATTTCTGTTGCTGCTGTTGAAGTATGATGAATCCAGGTTTCTCCTTGTGCAAAAGAAAATACAGTCTTACTGTCATTGGCTCCAGCAGAAGGGTTTGAGCCTGCTGAGTATAGTCCTACCTCTGTAATTTCATATCTTTCTTCTGTTGGGAGTTCTGCTGTTAGGACTATCTTATCTATACCGTTTTCATTTATGAATCCTCTAGATGAAATAGGTACTCTAAACATCTCAAAATCTAAGTTTGTTTTTGTTGCAAAGTCATCTGCGACATCTTCTGTCTGTAATGGTTGCGGTCCGCACCCAACTGCAAGATATGAGGCATAGGCGGGAGCCTGACCAAGCATATACTTCCCGATTATACTCTTGCCCTTATTTGTAATCATGATACAGTTTCTCCAAAGTTCGCTTCATATATTGTACCATTTATGGCGATTTGAATTTCAATCTGCTCATCATTATTCATATTAACAGTCTCAATAATCAGGTCCCCAGTCTCTTGCTCAATATAAACATTTACCCCATTTGTTCCGTTTGCTTCCAGAGGCACCTTCTCTTCAAACTTAATTGCAAAGTTTGCAAAGTATGTATCAGAGGTTGCCTGCAATCTTAAAATATTGTTAGGGTTATATCTTTGTTGCACAAGTCCAAGATTTTTAATTGGTGAATAAGATACTCTTTGACCATTTATAATATCGTTTCTAGAAATGCTCAATAACTCGTGACCACCAATGTCTTCAAATATCAAATCAGCCATAATCTCTGGAGACATAGATGCATCATCAAAAAGAACGGTATCTATTGGTGCAGTCTTAGTTGGTGCTGGAGAATAGGCTGTTACAACTGTTGCATTTGATGGAGTTTGTGGAACTGGAGATACTGTCATCTTAGACCTCACTCAAGTAAATTGTCATGTTTGGACCACTTTCTGATCTTTGATATTCTATATTATAAACTACAAACCTAGACGAATCTTTAGATACTAGGTCTAAGCCAGATGAATCCTTATAGTTTATTGTTACGATATCACCAAGTTGTAATGTTGGAATACTAAAAATATTCATTCCAACAGACTTTTTAGGGACCATCAACTTGTTAATAATCCAGTTCATCATTGCATCTGCATCATCTTGTGTTTGTATATATGGGCTATCAATACTAAATTCATTTTTACCGTAGGTTAGTCTACTCAATTTTATTTCATCATACCTTGATTTTTCAACTAAGGGAGAGTATGTCAGTGTGCTTCCGACCAACTCTGGATCTGACAAATTGCCACGCTTTTTAAAGAACTCATCTACAGTTAGTTCATGTGTTGTATCTTGTGTAAATGTAATTCCTTGAATTCTTAAAAAGTTTCCAGTTGTTTCATCTAGGTTTAATGCTTTATCTGTTGAATTAAATATTAAGAACTCTGCACCATATGAGTCTGCATAAAAACCAGACGTGGTATATCCCTTTATATTATTAAATGTAGGAGAAAGTTTTGCATAAAGTGCAGGATATGCACGATCATACTTAATGTCAAAGTATGCACACTCACGCATAATAGATCCAAACTCTTCAAAATAAATGTTATATTTTGGTGGTTGCTGTGCACTAATTCCAGATAAATATGTTGACTGAATAACTCCACTCATTGCATATTTTCTAAATGACTCCGTGACATCAACATCCTTATCTCCGAAGACTTGTCCTAAAGTTTCATTAACTGTGAATACTGTATTTTGACTATAGTTTTTAGATAGAGCATATACATTTTCAAACATACACTTTGAAGATCCACGCACAAACAATGCCATATTATTGTATGTTGGTAGAGGATCTGTATCGTCTACAACCTTTATTAGTTGATTATTTATGTATAGGTAGAATCTTCTTGTATTTCCAATGTCAATATATTCTACTGATAAATCATATACCGTTGAATTTTCTTCTCCAGCCAGTCTCTGTTGCCCAGTAAACTTTCCATCATCAACAATAATCTTTGATAAGCCTCCCCAAAGTTTTACTGGTATAGCATTTGAGTTTGATGAGTCTTTTTTAATTTTATAGAACACAACATTATTTACTGAGAATTGTGCATTATTATTCTCATCAACCTTGAGGTAAGAGTTTATATTATCTTCTGTTAGTGCAACAATCTCAAAATAATAACCATTGTTTGTTTCTGGATTTAACAAAAACGCTAGTCCTCCAGAGCCTCCACCAATATTTATATTTTGATCTGGCTGGTTTCCAGATAGTTGATAGTATGTAATACTTCCATTTGGAGACTGCGTTCTAGTTGTATTGTTTTCAATCTTACCAATAATTCTCATTCTAGTTCCAAAATGCTTATATGCATTATCCAAACCCTTGTATACGTAAGATACAAAGTTTAAAGGTTTTTCAGTTGTCTTAAATGATGGACCATTAAAGACTAAAGCAGAGGATTGAATTGTTCCAGTCTGTGTTGATGGTAAATTATTTACTTCTGTTTCACTTAAATAGTTTGTAGCCATAAAATTTTTTATAATGCTATTTCTTGTTGACTGCCTTGCAACTGGATTATTTACTCCTGCTGCAGCAACAGTTGTAGAGGGAAGAGTGGCTGCAAGACTAGCATCTAACTGTGTGCTAAAGAGATATTGAGATTGCATGTTTAGTCCACGAACATTGTCGTTGTTTGTCCAATAACTATTTATTCCAGCAGAGTGTGAGACTATCTCAGTTCCAAATTGTCCACGTCCATGATCAACAACGGCACCATTCTGCAACCTTGTTATTCCATCTATAGTTTCATAGTTTGGTGTCGCATAAATTCTTACAAGTCCCGTTGGATATATTTTTCCATTAAAAGGTATTGATGAAAAATACTTTTGGTATTCTTGATTGCTACTAATCCAAACTTTTCCAGTTCCAGTAATATCAAACTCTGAAGCATCATATCTAATTACTTCTCCGTTAGAGTATAGATATCCATTATATCTTGTTAGCCAGTAGATATTTTCTCCAAGGTCTATTACGTTATCAGTAAGAACATTTCCGACTACAACAGGTGGTGTTCCAACTAAATCTGAATTAAGTGGCATGGCTCCTAATACATAACTACCTTGCTTTGAGGCAAGTTCGTTTATCGTTTTTGTATTTTCTGTTCCCGCAACTTCCCACAAAAGAGATGGCTTATATATCCAAGTTTTTTCTTTATCAATCATTGTTGATTGTCTAATTGACCCGTAAGATCTTTGAATATATCTAGTTGTGTAGTTAATCTTTCCATCATTATAAATCTTTTTATCTTGTGATGCAATCGCAATAATATTAGGAAGGTTTCCAGAACTAGAGTTTTCAATAACTCCAGAGTCAGTCTGATTGTTTGATCCAGATAGAACAAAGTCTGTTTCTCTTTGCTCTGCTGTAGGCATTAGATAGTCTTTACTCATTACGACAAAGTTATTATATTCATCAAAAAACATTGCACTTTGAGTTGACACTGCTAG